GGTAATTAGACATGCTGGGGATATGGCAGTTATTGGTCCGATACTAAAAGACCTAATAGATACATCAGTTAGAAACGATGAATCATTAATTAAAATGGCAGCGATTGCACAACGAATGATTGCATCAAAGGATAAAGCTGAAGGAGATACTGGTTTCCTTTCTGATAAAGAAAAAGAACAACTACTACAACAATTAGAAGGAGTTGTTGTTGATGCAACTGAAGAAGCAGAAGAAAAGGTTGATGAACTAACTAATGAAGTTGAAGAATTAAAACAAAAGGTTAATCATGCAGAAGAACAGACGGTCTAGTGTAGGTAGTGGGCGTAGGAGTAAATCATCTCCAACAACAGGTCCAGCTATAGCGGCTATTGTTACTGGTGTAATATTGGATGAAGAATCTCAAGCTATTACTGATGAATTAACATCACCGAGTTCTATAGGAGCTATACAATTTAAAATTTTGGGTAAGGGTGGATTAAGTGATTCTGGTGGAGGAAATGTAGTTGCATATCCAATGAATACATCTTCTTTTAGTTTACCTTTAAAAAATGAAGTTGTTGATTTATTTCACATATCAGGAGTTTACAGATATCAACGTAGACATAATGGAGAGTTTCAAAACTTAAACTCAACAGAATCAGCATTAGATGATACTTACGCACCAAGACAGGTAGACAGTGACCCCAAGGGTAATTCGGATGGATATGAATCAACATCTAATACTGGTATATCAAACTCAAATGCAGCTGGAGAAACAAGTGGATATGGTGATTACTTTACACCAAATGAAACAATACATAGATTAAAATTATATGAAGGTGATACTTTGATACAAAGTAGATTTGGTCAATCAATTAGGTTTAGTGGATATAATAATGAAGAACAAACCGAATCACCAACAATTATAATTAGAAATAGAGAATCTGATATTACTCAAAACGAAATAGAACAACCAGACCCAGTAGAAGAAGATGTAAGTAGAGATGGTTCTATTATATCAATGACAAGTCAAGATTATTTGTTAGGATATCAACCTGGTACTGTTGATGATGGTGGTACGAGTGATTTTGAAACAAAGCCCGAAATGTTTGAGGATTATCCATCAGAACTAAAAGGAGACCAAATTTTAATTAATAGTGGTAGGATTATTATCTCATCAAAAGAATCTGAAATGATTTTTTATTCCAAAGGTAATTATGGTTTTATTTCGGATAAATCCTTATCAATAGATAATGAGGGTGGTATATTTGCTCAAACAAATGACCATATGGAATGGAATACTCAAGGTAATAACTTTATTATCAATAGTGATGGGGGTAAGATTTATTTAGGAGAAGATGGAAACGAAGATGAGCCGGTTGCGTTGGGACAAACCTTAATAGATATTTTAGGTGAAATCTTAACAGAACTACAAGCTGAGATTCATCCAACACCAGCAGGTCCATCAGGTCCACCAACTAACGCTGCTAAATATGCTGCTATACAGAATAAATTAGAAACTATTCTTAGTAAACAAAACTTTACGGTATAACAAATGGGATGGGGAATATTCAAACAAAACATGAAATCGTATATGGAAGCCGAAGGTGGTTCTCCATCACAAGCTGATTTTGCTGCAAAGCTAACAAAGGAATATGATAATTGTGTAAAATCATTCGGAACACAAAATCCTAATTTATCTAAAATACAAAAAGGTAATACTTCTTTAATGGAAGTACAGATTAAAGCATGTTTAGGGGAAGGGTTCTCAAAACAATCAGGAAGTTTTCCTTGGATAAAAAAGCTAGGTCCAGCCGTATTAGGATATTGGACGGGGTTAACACTAACAGGCCCACCACCTCCACCACCTGCACCCGGTTCTATAGCTAACATACAATTTGTTGCTGGTACCTGTAATAATCCAGGTCAATGGAGTACAGATATACCAACTCCACCTAATCAAAATGTTATGATTTTTATAAATGGATTTGTAGCAGCAGCTCAGATACACCTAACATCCGTATCGGGTATAATCAATACAATATCATTATATCCTGCTGGTCCATCGCCTGTACCGGGTCCTGGTGTAATTATGTGGAGTACATTTACTGTGCCGGGATAAAACATCAAAATATTTAAAACATATATTTATAGTAAGAAAAACACATTAATACAATTATGGAATCTAAAAAATTAGTTAAAGTTATTAAGGCGTTGGTAGAAGTTGAGGTTAAAAAACAACAATTAAACTTCTTACAAAACCAATTCCCAAAAATTTTAGAAGAGGCGGTTCAATCAAGGATTAAATCGAAACCTCAAAAGAAAGCTGCAGAAGTAGACCCATTTACCTTAGCAGAAGCTGTATTAGAACAAGATAGAACAGATACTGCGCCAAATGTAAGTTATACAAAAAATCAAGCATTGAATAAAATACTAAATGAAACGGCTCAATCACATACAGCAGTTGCTGATGATAAGACAGTTTCGTTTGGAACTCATAATGTACCAACGGGACAACAACCTGTAGGAACAGATGCGGTATCTAATATGAGACAAAGTATGGCTCAACAAATGGGATATGGTGATATGAGAACGGGTGGAGCAAGTAAACCACAATCTGGTGGATTAGGTGTTCAGACTGGGTTGCCTGGTTTGGATAAAATTTTGAATAGAGATAATAGTGAATTGGTAAAACGATTTAAACGATAGTATAGGAAAGAGAGATGGCTTACGAATTAGGGCAAAAATTAGTAATCGATACAGAAGAGTTTAACAACTTTGCAATCGGTTTAACATTACCTCTACAAAGAGGTAACACTGGATATTTTGCCCAATCGTTTACAACTACTGAACAAGTGAGAAGTAATATTATTAATCTTTTAAAAACTAAAAGAGGAGAAAGATTATTTCAACCTGAATTTGGTAGTGGATTGCATGGTTTGTTATTTGAACAAGCCACAGATACGTTAGAGGAGGATATTGAAGAAACAATAAACTCAGCATTAGAACAATGGTTACCATATGTTGTGGCAGAAGAAATAAATATTGATATTAGTAAAGAGATGACTGATTTCAATCAAGCATCGGTTTCAATTAAATTTAAATTAGAAGGACAACAAACGTTAGATACAGTAACTTTCGTAGTTTCAGAATAATATGGCATTAAATAATCAAATAAAGAATTTTAAGAATAAGGGTAGGGATATAAAATACCTTAACAAAGATTTCGAAGCATTTAGAACTAATCTAATGGATTTCGCAAAAACTTACTTCCCTTCTACTTACAATGACTTTAACGAGTCATCACCTGGTATGATGTTCATTGAAATGGCATCTTATGTTGGTGATGTATTGGGTTATTATATCGATGATACATTAAAAGAATCATTACTAACAACTGCTGAAGATAGAGAGAATATATTTGAACTATCTAAGTTTATGGGATATAAACCAAAAGTAACTTCACCAGCGGTAACTAATTTGACTGTTTATCAATTAGTACCTTCGAGAATAAAAGCTGACCCAATAGCTAGTGGTGATTTAAGATATGAACCAGATAGTGATTATTTTTTAAGAGTAAAAGAAGGTATGGAGGTTGATGCTGATGGTGTAACCTTTAGAACAACAGAATTATTAGATTTCTCAGTAGAAGATGGTAGAGAAATAACAATCTATGAAAGAGATGGTGATACTAATACACCAACATTCTACTTAGTAAAAAAATATGTAGATGTGATATCTGCAACAGAAAAAGAATTAGAAATAACATTTGGAGCAGGTACTGGGGAATTTGCTAAGATAGATATACCCGATACTGATGTTATTCAGATATATGATGTAAGAGATAGTAATAATAACAAATACTATGAAGTACCTTACTTAGCACAAGAGATGGTTTATGTTGAATATTCAAATACAGAAACGCAGGATAAGGACTTATATCAATTTAAAGATACAGTTCCATCGATATTAAAACTAATAAAAACACCAAGAAGATTTAAAAGTGTAATTAATCCAAATGGTTCTACTACAATACAATTTGGTAGTGGTGATGCTGGTAAGGATGATGAATTACTAATACCAAACTTTAAGAATGTAGGTTTAGGATTACCAAATTCTATAAATAGATTAGGCGCATCCTTTGACCCATCTAATTTCTTAATGACAAAATCATATGGACAATCTCCAAAAAATACTACTATAACAGTTAAGTATTTTGTAGGGGGTGGTGTTTCTACAAATGTAGCATCTAATACAATTAAAAGAATAACAAATGCTAACTTTGATGAAGATTTAACAATATTCGATGAAGTAAAAAGAGGATTATATGCTCAAGCTAAAAATTCATTAGCAGTAAACAACGACCAACCAGCTAAAGGTGGTAGAGGAGCAGAAACCTTAGAAGAGATAAGAGAAAACGCTATAGCAAACTTTGGTTCTCAAAACAGAGCAGTAACCGCTAAGGATTATCAAGTTAGAGCATTATCAATGCCACCTAAGTTTGGTAACGTAACTAAAGCATTTGTTGCAGCTGATGGAAACTTAGATGATAATTCACCAGCATCAATATTAGCATCACCTGATTCACTATCTGAGTTCAGTACATTGATTCAAGATTTAGTAGAAGATGGAGATATATCAGATAAGGATGTAAAAGAAAAAGTAACTAAGTTTTTATCAAACAAAAAATCAAATACTAAAGAAAAAAATAATCCATTTGCGGTAAACCTTTATGTATTGGGATACAATTCTGATAAGCATTTATCACCATTAAACATAGCAGTTAAACAAAATATAAAAACATATTTAAATGAATTTAGAGTTTTAACTGATGGTATAAATTTAATGGATGGATTTGTCATAAATATGGGATTAGATTTCTCTATAAGAGTGTATAGAGATTATAATAAGAGAGAAGTATTAACAAACTGTATCTCATCGATAAAAGAACATTTTGAAATCGATAATTGGACATTTAATATGCCAATCAATATTGGTGAAGTAGAAATGATTATTGGAAACATCGAAGGTGTACAATCTGTTGTAGAGTGTACATTTAAAAATTTATGTGGAGAATCATCTGGATATTCTCCAAACGCATATGATGTATTGGCGGCTACGAAGAATAAACAAATTTATCCTTCATTAGACCCATCAATATTTGAAATTAAGTATCCAGATAACGATATAAAAGGAAGAGTTGTATAATGTATTATTTTTTAACCGCATCTAAGGACACAACAATATTTTCTCAGCAAGCTGTACAGAATACAGGATTGGATGAGATATTAGAAGTGTCTAAAGTTTATTATGGGAACTTAAAGGATACTGCTCGTTCTTTAGTAAAATTTGATTTAAATACACTTCCATCCAAATTATCATCTGGAGCAGTAACTATGAGTGAAGCACAGATAGTAATCAGAGAAACACAACCAAGTGAAATAGCATTAGCATACTCATTACATATACACCCAATATCTCAATCTTGGGAAATGGGAATAGGTACTCGTTTTGATAACATATCAACGGATGGTTGTACTTGGAACTATAGAGCAAGTGGTAGTAAGTGGCTACCTACCGAAGTTCCAAATGGTGGATTGGCTACTGGCTCTTATGATGGTAGAGGTGGTATGTGGTACACCGCATCCGAACAAACCCAATCATATGAATACCAATCAACTGATTTAGAAATTGATGTATCTTCATCTCTTTCGTTTTGGTTAGATGATAATTACCC